CGGCAACTGTAAATAGTGTGGAAATTGAAACACCTCATATTTATAAGGACATCATTTGGTATGATTCTGAGTCGGACATTCCTGTTATTGGATGTATTTATCGATATGATTATTACGGCATTGTGGCGGCCCGTCAGTATAATGCAACGGAGATTACTTATGTTGTATATGACCCGTCTGCTGAAAACCCAACAGTAATTCGTTATGTTGATGGAGTATCTATTGGCGAACAGACCCTTGAGGGTGCTACCGATACTTGGTCCTATAAGTCTTCTGAAGTTGGCGAAAAAATACTTACCATTGAGTGTGGCGTAACTTCTGTGGAAATCAAACTTGATGTTGCGGAGCTTGGTATTAATATTGAGCCTGTTATAGCAGGTTTGGCATTTGACTTTAATCCGACTGGCTATTCCAATAATGACACCGATAGAATTTGGTCTGATGCAAAAACGGGCATAAAGATGTCTGTGTCTGATAATTTTGACTGGACTAACGGTGGATATCAGAGAGATGAGAATGGTGACACATATTTCTGTGTAAAGGCTGGCACAACGGCTACTATTAACTACAATCTCTTTGGATCTGATTATGACCCCAAGGCAACAGGCAAAGAGTTTAAGTTTGTATTTAAAACCACAAATGTTAAAAAGCGTAGTAGCACTTTCTTGTCTTGTATCGACGGCGAAACTCCCATTGGTCTTGATATGAAGGTTGAGAATGCGAAGATTTATGCGAGCAACAAAGAACTTTATGTTCCTTATTGCGAAGAAGATATCATCGAATTTGAGTTTAATATTAACAAAGACACCGATATTCCTATGGTTATGACATACGAAGATGGTGTTGCTAATAGACCTTTGATTTATGCAGCCGACTCGTCATTTATGCAACTTGCGGCACAACCCATTACGATTGGTAGTGCAGACTGTGACGTTCATATTTATCGTATGAAAGCATATGATACGAGCTTGACAGATAAAGAGATTTTGACAAACTTTATTGCGGATGCTCGTAATGCAGATGAGATGATTGCAAGATATAATCGCAATCAGATTTATGACGAGAATAACGCATTAACACCTGAGACTTTGGCTGAAAAATGTCCAGATCTCCGTATCATTATGATTGATGCACCTTGGTTCACCAATGATAAGGATGATAAGGTTGGCGGTACTACTATTCGTCAGATTTATAAGGGTGGAGATGCACTATTAGATAACTGGACTTGTACTGGAGCAAAACATAGTGGACAAGGTACTAGTTCTAATAAGTACGGTTACGCAGGTCGTAACATTAGACTTATTATGAATGAAGATGAATCTTTGTTTACATTTAATGGTACAAATGAAGACGGAACTCCTATTACTGGCAAGAAAGTTACCTTTACTAGAGGCTCGGTTCCTACTGACTATATGAATATCAAAGTCAACATCGCTTCGTCTGAAAACCAAAATAACGCACAGTTTGCTCAGAGATACAATGAGTTCAACCCCGTTGTTAGACTTGCAAAGGTAGATGATCCGAAGGTTAAAGACACTATGGAGTTTCATAACTGTGTAGTCTTTATTCGTGAGAATGAAGAAGACTTGACGAAACATAGAGAATTCAATGATACTTCTTGGCATTTTTATGCGATCGGTAATATCGGCGACGATAAGAAGACAGATAAAACCAGGGTTAATGACTCCAAAGACCCAAAAGAGTGTATTGTTGAAATTACAGACTTTGATGTGCCTTTAGCAGAATTTCCAACTGGCATTGGTGGTGACTATATTGCCCCCGATGAATTTGTTGCTGGCAATACTGCGTATGATAACCTATATTCTGAATATGCCTATGATGAAGAGGGTAAATTTAAAGCTTTTGGCGCAGAATCGTATGAATTTAGATACGAAATGAAGGGAATTACCGATGAACAGAGACAGGCAAATATTGATGCTTGGCGTGAATTCTATACGTTTGTTATAACTTCTACCGATGAAGAATTTATTACAAATATTGAGAATTATTTCGTGCTTGACTCGGCATTATATTATTATCTGTTTACTGAAAGATATTTGATGGTCGATAACAGAGCAAAGAATAGCTTCTGGCATTATGGTAAATGTGATGATGGTATTTATAGATGGGATTTGTGCTTTGCTTATGATATGGACACCTCTCTTGGTATCGACAACACAGGTAAACTTATCCTATCATACGGTCAAGAAGATGTAGATAAAGATGCTTCAGGTGCTTACATCTATAGAGCAGCAGAAAGTAATTTCTTCTGCCGTATCAGAGATCTTTTTGCCGACAGACTCAAGGGTATGTTCCAGAGCCGCGAAAGTCTCGGCGCATGGAGCTCAACAAGTCTAATCAATCAGTGGGATAAAGCACAAAGTCAATTTCCTGAAGAACTTTGGAGACTCGATATTCAGAGAAAATATCTTAGAACTTATCAAGGAATATCTATTGACAATAGTATCGCGGGTGCTCAGAACCCGATGTTCTTAGAGCCTATGCTGAATGGTCGAAAGAAGTATCAGCGTAGACAGTTTGAGCGCAACCAAGAATTGTATATGGCAACAAAGTATGTAAGTACTTTTGCTAAGGATGATTTTATTAGATTGAGATTTAATAATCCAACTAATCCTGTGGTTAAGCAAGATTATACACTTTACCTAACGCCTTATACAGATATGTATATTTCGGCAGAGTTTGGTAATACTGCACCTATTGTATTTAGAGCAAAAGCTGGTGTCGAATATCCTGTTCGAAGAGAAACCGCTTCCGACACAGCAGATATTGTACTTATTTACGGCGCTTCGTTTATTCAGGCGATTGGTGACTTGTCCAAGTGCTATCTTGGAGATAATGACTTTTCGAAGGCATCTCGTTTACAGAGCTTGACGATTGGTAGCGACGTTGAAGGATATGAAAATACTTTCATGACTGGACTGGCTCTTGGTAACAATAAGTTACTTGAGTATCTTGATATTCGCAATATTACTGGACTAAATAGCGTTGTTGATTTGTCTAACTGTAACAACCTTATCGAACTTCGGGCCGAGGGTTCTGGAGCAACAGGTGTTATTTTTGCAAATGGTGGTAAGCTTGAAAAAGCTTATATCCCCGCAGTTACATCTCTCACAATGAAGAATCTTAATGACCTTGAGGTTCTTGATATTGCAAGTTATGAAAAACTTCAAAAACTTGTAGCTGAGAATATTCATAGAATAGATACTCATGCAATTGTTGATGCTTCCGCAAATCTGAACACGGTTAGACTTGTTGGTATTAACTGGTCTAAGAATCTTAATATTCAAAACACCAATGTTCTTGACAGAATGTCTGATATGCGTGGCGTTGACAATGACGGATATGAAAATAACACCCCTGTTGTTACTGGTTATATTTGGGTGGCATCTGGCAAAGATAGAGAAATTAGCGAATTTAATGAGTTATGGCCCTATCTTACTATTGAAGCGGATGCTGTTACTAAGCAGTTTACGGTTACATTTGTCAATGATGATGGAACCGTATTAGATGTTCAATATGTTGATGCCGAGTCGCTGCCAGTAGATCCTGTCACCAGAGATGAGAATCCAATTAGTATACCTACAAAGGCAAGTACTATAAGCACACAATATGAATATACAGGATGGGATTCTAACTTTATTCCTGTTTGGTCTGATCAGATAATCAAGGCCACCTATACGGAAAAGGTTAGAGAATATACTGTTCAGTATGTTTCTAACAACAATGTGCTTCAGACTAGTGTTGCACCATATGGTACTATGGTGTCGTATAATGGAGAAATTCCAACGTATACTTCGGGAGAAAGCGCACGTAAATATTACTTGTTTGATAGTTGGGATAAGTCTGGTTATGTTGATGGCGATAAGGCTATTAATGCAATATTTGATTCGTGTCAGTACGCAGACAAGTATTTTGAAGGGAAAGAGTTATCTTCTCTTCGCCCTGTTGAAGTTTATATGATGACTAAACTTAATGCGGCTGGAATAATTTCTATGGCAGACTACATTGGGGCTAAGGATTCGTTGACCATTCAATTAGGTAGCGATGTTAGCTGTTCTGATATTGAAGAGAAAGTTCTTATTGGAGAAAAAACAGTATTTACTGGCACAAACCATATTGATACAGGCATTAAATTGCTTGCAGAAGATAGGAGTTTTGTTTTAGCCATCGATTATAAGATGGATGAAGAAAATGCTGCTGGTGCTGTTTTGGCACAATGCTTCTCAGGACTTGATACAAGCGGTTTCCAGTTAGCATATAATAGCGGGGTAAAACTTGCATGGGGCAGTTCGTCTATGTCTCCATCGGCTGTTTCAAATCGAGAAATGCTTGTTATTAGGCACATCAAGGGCGAGAATGGCTTGCATGTTTATGCTTCTCAAGTAAAAGCAAATGCACCTCTGTATGGGCATTTGAGTGGAGCTCACAATATGGCTCATAATGTGTCTCTGGTGTTTGGTTGCAACAAGCTCGAAGATGGTTCTTATGAACAATATGGCATGGGAACAATTTATTGGAGTAAAATCTGGTATGCAGATTTGGGTGACGAGATGTGTCATCAACTTGCGTATTGGCCGCATGAAGAATTAACACTTGAAGCGTGTTGCGAAACTAATGGTTTATTGAAGCGTAATTATTTAAGTGACAATTCTGGTGCACGTTCTTCTGTAACATTTATAGCGTCTACTGTATTATCTCAGCCTATGATTATGGACGAATCTTCATCTTCGAATAATGGCGGATGGAAATCATATTCTCTGAATGAATATTTGAATAATAGATTATATTATGCATTAGCAAGTCAGTGGAGGCAGCTGATTAAGCAAGTCAAAGTTAAATCTTCGGTTGGTAACAAATCTACTGAAATATCTAATTCTGATTGTTATATTTTTGTTCCTTCGATTACCGAGCTTGCTTCTAGCGTAACGGGAGAACCTTATGTTAGCGAGGGCACATTAATTAGTCATTTTTCTTCAAATGAATCGAGAATTTGCCGTACATCTGATGGTAATCCCGTACAGTATTGGACGCGTTCTCCGCATGTTGGTTACACTAATTATGTTCATCGAATAGGCGACAATGGTGCACCCCAAGCGGTTACAGTATTAAATACGCAGGATGTTTATGTTAGAATTATGCTTTCTATGTAAAAGGAGATGGCTAAAATGTATTATAAGGTTTTAAAAAACAATAAAGTTATTGATGTTTTAGACCGTCTTGATTATGTTAAATATCAATCAAAGCATAAAGCTATGATTGTCTGCCCTCAACATGAGGCGCAGGCAATCATTTCTTCTGACGGCGAATATATTTGGCATGTGCGTGGATTATATAGGGTTCCCGTGGACGGCTACGACACAGTTGAGCTTTTTGAGATTGATGAATATGAGTATAGACAGTTAAAAGTACTAAACTTAAAGACTCCAGAGGAAATTATCGATGCATATACCTTGATGTTATTGGAGGGCAATGTGTTATGAACCAATTTATAAAAAGCTTGACTAGATTATATCAGCATAATAAAGTTGACGAGAAAAAATTAAAAGAATTATTAACGAATAAAAAAATTAATCAGCAGGAATACACTTATATTATTTCTGCTAAGAAGGCGGTGTAATATGTACACTATTTTACTCGGCGAAAGTAATGAGCTTATAACAAGTGTGCGAGAAAGAATTATGCAGCGCAGCAAACTTGTCGATGCTCTTCATTTTCTTGTAGATCCCACATATAAAGGGATTGATATGTCAGACTTCACAGTGACGATGGAGTACGTTACGCCCGTTAGTAGAGAGTATCGAACTGAGACTCTTGTGAAGTCTGAGGCGCTGTATAAGGAAAGATTAGAATATAAACTTCCTTTTGATACCGATTTAACTAAAGAAGCGGGTAAAATTGAAATAACACTTACATTTACTAAGGTAGAAATGGATCCTGATGGCAATGCTATACAGCGTGTTAGAAAAACAAGCCCCGCTACTGTTACAATTATTCCTTGCGCCGCTTGGTGCAATGTTGTTCCAGATAGTGCTCTTAGCGCCCTTGACCAGAGACTTCTTAAAGTTGATGCGGCCATTTCTGCCCTTAATGATATGAGTACTTATCTTGATGATAACAAAGCAGACAATATTATTATTGATATGGAGGCAAACACTATTCAGCTTACTGCAAATGGAGCGCCCATAGGAGATAAATGCGAAATGCCTGCCAAAGGACATGATTGCGGCATCGAAAGCTTTGTTATTAGCGTAGATGATGAGATTATTATTACTTTGACAACGGGTCAAGTTATTAATCTTGGTCAGGTAATCGGGGCGTCTGGCGCAACTTTTGTTCCGCATATTTCGGATGATCTTATTCTCAGCTGGACAAACGATAAAAACTTGGAGAACCCCAATCCCGTTGATCTTTCGCCTTTTAATGACTGGGTAGAGCTTGGCGACGATGGTGAAGAATCTACCCAGCATAATTGGGAATATATTTAATTGGTAATGACAGTTAAATCTGTTGTTATAAAATATTTTTAGAAAGGAAGGTGAAAACATGGCAAACGTGCGTTTTCTGAGTGTAAAATTACGCTCAACATTTGATGCGCTACTTACCAAAGAAGCAAATGCCTTGTATTGGATTGAGGAAACTCAAGAATTATACAAGGGCTCGACGCTTTATGGCACTGGTGCACTCGTAACGGATAAAGTCGCTGGACTTCTGTCGCCCGAAGACTATGTTAAGTTTCAGGAACTTACGGCTTCTGGTGGCGGACTTAGCAATTTAAAGCCTGTTGATGGAACCATTAGTATTCTTGATGATGCTAATGGCGGCAAAACTATTAGCGTGGCTATCTCGCCTGACGTTGGAAACCAGCTTGTTGCTGTTGAAGGCGGTTTGTTCGTTCCTACGGCAGTTGTACCTGAGTACTCTATCGAGAGGCAGACAGAAGCAGAAGATGGGTTTGCAGTCAGCTATAAGCTGAAGAAGACTGTCGACGGCGTCGAATTCTATGTAGGAGACACTATTAACATCGCTCGCGACCTCGTATTGAAAAGAGCAACCCTTGAAACAGTAATTGAGGATGGTGTTCCTTATGAAGAGGCGAAAGTCGGTGATCCTTACATTAAAATGGAGTTTAATGATGCTAATACATCTAATCTCTATATTCCTGTTAAGGGTCTTGTAGACAATTATTCTGCGGGGTCTGGCATCGAAATTATTGATAACGAAATTAACATTAAGCTTGCCGATGTGTCTCACGGTCTGCATTTTGTGGACGGCGCTATGTCTCTTGCTCTTGCAACTCGCAAGGTTGATGGTGCTATGTCTAAGGAAGACAAACTTATCATTGATTCTATTCCTTCTGTTTATGTAGCACGCAAGTATGACATCACGGACACTCCTGAGGGAACACTTGTAAACTACGGTGAGAAGGAAATCCGTGTTATGTGTCCTGCTGATGCAAAATTCGTTAAACAAACCGTTGGCGCCAATGGCAATCCCAATATGTATTATATGACATTCAAGGCGTATGCTCCTGAGGGTGCCGTAAGCTTTAAAGAGGGCGACAGAGGTGTTATTATTGATGAAATACATACCTTCGATGATTCTGCTGCAGGAGTAGATGAGTTTGGTCGCAAATATAGCGTTGTTTGGCTTGCTCTCGCATCTTATGACCCCGCTTCTGATACTTGGACTTATTTTGGTAAGAATTCTTCTGAATCTAAGTATATTGGTTGGGATTACGTGGTAGAGTGGTATGGCGAGAACGCCAAGATTGCTTGCGATTCTATTCGTATCAAGCTTAGTAATGAAGATTGTCATAACAATACTAAGCCTTACTATATGGCTAATTATGTCACCTCTGTTGAGGTAGACGAACTCAAGGAGTCTGTTTATGAAATTGAACGGGCTAATACTTGGGGCGAATTATAATTAAATACTTAAACAATATTAATAATTATTAAAACAAAATTTTAATTTTTAGGAGGAAATTATCATGGCTAACGAAATGATCAAATTTTTAAGAGGTAACGTAGCTTCCCTTCCTGCAACTGCAACCCCTGGTGCAGTGTATTTTACCAAAGATGAAGGTCTTTACCTTGGTCTTGAAGATGGTTCCTACCATCGTTATGGTGATTTTATCACTGTAAATGATGTAGCTTCCCTTCCTGCTGACGGCGCACATGAAACTTGCATGTATTACTGCGTAGCAGAAAATGTACTTGCTAAGTGGAATGGCTCTAGCTGGACCCAGATTAACAAGCAGAAGACTCTTGCAGAACTTGGTGGTGTAGCTAAGTCTGTTTACGAGGCTAAGATCGCTCTTCTTGAGAAGGCTGACTCTGATAACGCTACTGCTATTTCTGGTGTTGACACTAGACTTCAGGCAGCAGAAGAGAAGCTTAAGTCTGTTGCTACTACCGAGGGTCTTGGTGAACTTACTGATCGTGTAACCACTGCAGAGGGCGATATCGATGACCTTGAGGCTGCTATCGGTGAAGGTGGTTCTGTAACCCTTGCTATCGCTGATGCTAAGCAGGCTGGTCTTGATGCTAAGGCACTTGCTGAGACTAAGACTACTATGGCTGAGGTTGAAGCTAAGAACTATGCAACCAAGGAAGAAGCTAAGGGTTATGCAGATGCTAAGGATACTGCTATTGGTAATGCTCAGGCCAAGGCGGACGAGGCTTATACTCTTGCTAGTGGCAAGGCTACTATGGAAGAAGTTAACACCGCTATTGGCAATGCAGGTCACGCTGTAAAGTCCGAGGTTGACCAGGCTATTGCTGATCTCGATGCTGCTTATAAGAAGGCTGACGGCGACATGAAGACCGAGCTCGAAGGCAAGATTGGCGCAAAGGTTGACCAGTCTGCTTATGATGCTAAGGTTGCTGAGCTTGTTGGTGCTGACACTACCCTTCAGGGTAACATTGATGCTCTTGCTGGCAAGGTTGGTACTCCTACCGAGGGCAAGACCATCGTTGAGATGATTGCAGACGCTCAGACTGCTGCTACTTACGATGACACTAAGGTTAAGGAAGACATCAAGGCTAATGCTGATGCTATTGATGCAATCGAAGCAGATTACCTGAAGAAGGCTGACAAGGATGGTCTTCAGGAGCAGATTACTGCCAACGCTAATGCGATTACTCTTCTGACTAACGGTGTATCCGCAGAAGAGGTTGATGGTGTTAACGACCTTATCCAGTATGTTAAGGAGCATGGTCCTGAAGTAACTGGTATGAAGGAAGACATTGCCGATAACGCAAAGGCAATTTCTGACCACGAGACTCTTGCTGCTGAGACTTATGAAACTAAGACAGATGCTGGCAATAAGCTTACTGAGGCTAAGGGTTACACCGATACCGAGGTAGCTAAGGACAGAGCAAGACTTGATGCTCTTGAGCTGATTGATCATGACCACTCTAACAATGGTGTTCTTGACGGCATTACCGCCGAGAAGGTATCCGCTTGGGATGCATCTGAGCAGAATGCTAAGGATTATGTTGATGGCAAGATTACCGATCTGAAGATTGGTGACTATGCTAAGCAGTCCGACCTTGATACTCATACTGGAGATACTGTTGCTCACATCACTGCTGCAGAGCGTGAAGCTTGGAACAAGGCAGAACAGAATGCTAAGGACTATGCAGATGGTCTTGCAGGCAACTATGCCGAAGCTGAGCACGAGCATGTAGTTGCTGATATTACTGACTTCGAGGATACAGTAGAAGCAAGAATTACCGCTAAGGGTTATGCTACTACTGGTTATGCAGACGACAAGGCTTCTGCCGCTCAGTCTGCTGCTGAAGCAAAGGCTGCAGAACTTGATTCTGCGCTTAAGACTGAACTTGAGGGCAAGATTACTTCTGGTGATTCTGCTACTCTTGCTTCTGCCAATGCTTATGCCGACACTGCTAAGAGCGAGGCAATTGCTGCTGCTAAGACCGAGACCGAGTCTCAGGTTAAGGCTCTTGCTGAGGGTCAGGTTACTACTAACAAGAATGACATTGCAAGTCTGTTTGAGCAGCTTCAGTGGGGTTCTTTTTAATAGAATCTAAATATAAATAAACTTAATAGGCTAGTGGGGAAACCCACTAGCCTTCTTTAAAAAAAATAACCGAATGACGAGGAAACAACGATGGCAATACTTAAACCGCTTAGAGGACACAGTTCCTCATTGAATGCACGACCCTTATGTGACGGTTCTATTTATTTTTGCGTTGATACTGGCCTGTTGTATGTTGATTGTGAAGACGACAAAGGTAATTTGGTGCGTTTAAATGTGCTTGCGGATCGTGCCAATAAAGTAGGATATACGATAGACGATGTAGACGTAGAGATCAAAGCCTCAGAAATAGCTACTAAGGAATATGTGCGTGGGTTATTGATGGATAATGGAAATTTTACCAAAGAAATTATTTTTGAAATGATTTACCCCTGTTGGTTCCATTTATATATCGACATCAGATGTATCTCCGTTAGTTTTGTTTGGATTTGGTTCTTGGGAGAAAATTGAAGACAGATTTTTACTTGCGTCAAGTTCTACTTATTCAATTAATACTGAGGGCGGCGAAGCTACCCACACATTGACAGTAGATGAGATGCCTACGCACGCACACGATTTCAATAGACATCAATTATGGACTACGGAAACTGCGCCCGAAACCAGTTTGGAACAAGGTTATGGCGTCACTAACAAATCCGTTGCGATTTATAGAGATACGACCACAACTGCGGGGAGCGGAATGTCTCACAATAATATGCCTCCGTATCTTGCGGTAAATATATGGAAAAGAGTTAACTGATATATTTATTTTATAAAAATAGAATTTTTGGGCATATTTAATGCTTAAAACTTGAAAATTACAAATAATTAATTTTGAAAACAACAGTTGGCTTTGTAGTCAGAGACACGAAGAAAACTTTTTATATAAAGCCAACATTCTTACTTAGAAGGGAGAATAGAAATGGCACTTTGGAAACCATTTAGAGGCAGTCGTGCAGATTTAGATGCTGTTGCTAAACGTGACGGTTATGTTTATTTTTGTGACGATGGAGCCTTATTCTTTGATTATACAGATAAAAATGGTAATCTACAAAGAAAACAAATTAACGCTAAAGACGCCGAAACGCTTACAGGCATGTCTTTAGATCAAATTCAAAAATCCATCTCTTGGAACGACCTGCTTAACAAACCCGAACTTGGTCTTATTGCCGTATATGACGAAATTAGCAAAGGTCTTCTTACCGAAGATGTTCAGGAAACTCTTGATAAGATAGATACTATCGAGAGCGTTTATGAAACAAAGACTGGCTCTTCGATAAAATTAGATGAAGCTAAGGCTTATGCTGACGCTAACCTTGAAACTGCAAAGTCTTACACTGATGAGAAAATAGCAAACATTCCAGCTGTAGATTCTTATACCAAACCAGAAATTGATGCCGCTTTAGAAAACAAAGCAAACAACGATCACGATCATGATGATATTTATTATACAGAAGCAGAGATTGATGTAAAGCTTTCTGGCAAATCCGACACTGGTCATACTCATAGCAATTATGCACCTACTTCACGAACTGTTAACGGAAAAGAACTTTCTTCCAACATTACCCTTTCTGCTTCTGATGTCGGTGCTGATGCAAGCGGTTCTGCTAATACAGCTTTAAATTCTGCAAAGTCTTATACCGACGATGCGATTGAAGCACTTGGCGATACTTATTACACCGAGGCAGAAATTGATACAAAGCTTGCATCTAAATCGGATTCAACACATAATCACGACTCTAAATACGACACAAAGGGTTCTGCTTCTGCTGTTCAAACAAATTTAGATGTAGTAAGCGATACACTCGATTCTCACACAGACGATTCTGACATCCACGTAACTACAACAAATAAGTCTAACTGGAATACTGCTTATACTCATTCTCAATCTACTCATGCAAGAACAGATGCAACAAAAGTCGCAGATTCCACAACTAATGGTAATATTCTTATCAATGGAAGTGAAACAAATGTTTACACACATCCCAACTCTGGCGTAACTGCTGGCACTTATAAGAGCGTGACAGTAAATGCACAAGGTCATGTTACTGGCGGTACGAATCCGACTACATTGGCTGGATATGGAATTACCGATGCCGAGACTAAGGGTGCGGCAAGTAGTGCTCTTGCAAGTGCAAAAGAATATACGGACTCTGTAGCATCTGGTAAAGCTAATACAAACCACAATCACGACACTACTTATGATAAAAAGGGTGCTGCTGATAGCGCATTGGCTTCTGCAAAATCCTATGCTGATTCTGCCGCTACTACTGCTGCAAATGCTGTTAAGAATGACCTATTAAACGGTGCTGGCACAGCTTATGATACTCTTAAAGAACTTGGTGATTTGATTGACGACAATGCAGATGCGATTGATGCGCTTGAAACTGTTGCCGCTGGCAAAGCTGACAAAACTCATACTCATGCGATTTCGGATGTATCTGGTCTTCAGTCTGCTCTTGATGGTAAGGCAGCCTCTTCTCACGGAACACACGTTTCTTATAGTGCTACGGCTCCTGTAATGGACGGTACTGCAAGCGTTGGCACCGCAAGTACCGTTGCAAGAAGCGACCATAAACATCCTACCGACACAAGCCGTGCATCTAAAACAGAATTTGATTCTCATACAAGCAATACAACAGCGCATATTACTTCAACAGAAAGAAGCAATTGGAATGCTGCTAAGACACACGCTGATTCCGCTCACGCACCTTCTAATGCTGAAAAGAATCAGAACGCATTTAGCAATATTAAGGTAGGTTCTACTACCGTCGCTGCTGATGCTGCAACTGACACTGTTGAGTTTGTAGGCAGCAACGTCACTATTACTCCTGATACGACTAATGACAAAGTGACCTTTACTGTTGCTGATGGTAGCACAAGTGGAAAGGGTGTTGTACAACTCACCAACAGTACATCAAGCACTTCTACTACTACCGCTGCAACACCAAGTAGTGTTAAATCGGCTTATGATTTAGCAAATACTGCTAAGACAAATGCTGCAACCGCACAGTCTAGAGCGGATAGCGCTTATTCTTTGGCTGAAGGCAAAGTTGATAGTTTATCAGACTTAGGTGTAACTGCTACCGCTACCGAGTTGAATTATGTTGATGGAGTAACTTCAAATATTCAGACTCAACTGGATGGTAAGGCACCTTCTTCTCACAATCAATCCGCTAGTACTATCACAAGCGGAACTTTATCTTCTGATAGATTGCCTACCGTTCCGATTTCTAAGGGTGGCACAGGTGCAACAACTGCGGCTGGTGCTCTTACTAATTTAGGAATTACAGCTACTGCTGCGGAACTGAACAAAATGGATGGTGTAACAGCTACAACAACTGAGCTTAACTATGTGGATGGAGTTACAAGTAATATTCAGACGCAGTTGGATGGAAAATTGGATAAAACAACAAAATACGCTGGTAGTTCAAGCACAGGTGGTGCTGCTAATAGTGCAGTTAAAGCAACTCAAGACGGCAGTGGTAATACTATTACAAGTACTTATGCAACAAAGGCTGAATTAGATTCAGCTAAATCAAGCTTGCAAACTTCTATTAACGGAAAAGCAAATAGTTCGCATATACATTCTATTTCTAATGTAACTAATTTACAAAGTTCATTAGACGCAAAACAAGCAACTGTCACAGGTGCTGCGACAACTATCACAGGTTCCAATCTTACCGCTTCAAGAGCTTTAATTTCTAACTCTTCTGGTAAGGTTGCGGTTTCAGACATAACATCCACGGAATTAGCGTATTTGGACGGCGTTACAAGTAACATCCAAACACAACTTGATGCCAGGGCAAATAAGTCAGATATTGCAACAACGATAATGCAGGGTACTGCTACCCAAAATACTACCTATTGGAAAATCTCTGGTTTCGGCAATTGGGGCACAGGAACATGGATGCAAAAAGGTTTTTCCATGCTTATCACTTCAAGAGCGGGCGAAATGGTTTGGGTTAGCCTTGCAGCAAACGACTCTAATACAAGTGCGGGAGCTATTCGTCTTATCAACCGATATTCCAAGATCGCTGCGATACATTACAGTGTTTCGGAAAGCGCAATTTATGTAACTGCAGCTGGCTGGGCTAATAATATTTGTGCTCATATTCTCTCTAATGTAAATGGAGATTATGTGCCTACCATTGCAAGTGCAAGTGCCTTGCCAAGTGATGCAGTTTCAATTAATATTATAGAATTTGGTATTGACGGTACAGGCACTGTCGTTGGAGATAATTCAGTGCCTCTTGCAATGGGCGGCTCCACAACAAGACCAACCTATAATAGTAAAGACCTTGCTTTAAAGAGTGACGTCGATGCCATTACGCTAGACACTCTAGGTGGAAATGATAGATATTATACTGAGTCCGAGATTGATAGCAAGGTGTCAACTTTGAACACCGCTATTAATGGCAAGGCAGCGTCTTCTCACACTCACGATGACAGATATTATACAGAAGCAGAAATCAACGCCAAGGTGGACACTTTAAATACTGCTATCGCTGGCAAAGCTCCAAGTGTGCATAGTCACGGTCATATACAAGATGGTACTGTAGGTATGAAGACTTCAGATTCCAATGAAGTGAGTTTTTCGTCTAACGCTAATTATATCTATTTTGGATATGACAATCGCATGGGTTCAACTGGCATAGTTGATACTTATAAGTTCGGAAAACATAGCGGAACAGCTAGTGCTGCAGATGGTAATATCGAATGTGGTTCATTGGCAGCAGGAAGAACTCTTAAGGGTGGAACTGTAACTGTCGGCAACGCAGCTACATTACAATATGATTCTACAAATCAATGTCTTAACTTTGTATTCGGATAAGGAGGTGTCCATATGAGTTTACAAGTATGGTTGCCTCTAAATGGTAATCTAGAAAATCTTGGATTGTCGGATTTATCCTTCAGAGTTGTTAACTACAGCAATGCTATTAGTTCAGCAACTTCTGGCGGTAAAGTCGTTTCTGGATTATACAAAAGAACTACTAAAGAAACGGCTGATTATATTATCAGCGATAAAAATATTACATTAGATGGCGATGTAACAATGTGTTGTTGGGCTAAAGTAACTGGAATTGGTTATAGTGGAACAGCAAACGGCCTCTTTGGGCAGCATGGGCATCAAACAGGTGGACTGGGTATCACGATGAAGGATGTTAGCTCTACTGACTTACGAATGAGCGTCAATACAGGTTTATATGGCGACAGTCATGGTGGCTCTAGTGACAGAACTTATTGCACATATTACGGTTCAACTAACATTTATAATGCGTGGCATCATTTATGTTTAACTTATGATAGTAAAACAAAACAGTTACGCATGTATGTAGATGGCAAATTAGAGAATATTCAAGGTTGTGGCTCTTATGCTACGCTAAATGGTAATAACATTACTCCCAGACCTGTAATCTTATTTGCTTGGTCTACTGACCACCTTAGCTCAAGTATTGTAAATTATCGTCCACCTTGTGAACTAAATGATGTTCGTATTTATGACCATGTGCTGTCCGTCAAAGAAATTAAAGAGATATCTAAAGGTCTTGTTGCTCATTATCAGCTAAAACCCACTAATATCACAAATTATGCAAAGAGTACTCCGTTCAGTATTTATAATAACTATGGAGTAGGAGCAACTTTAACACAGTTAAGTGAACGATTTATGGGTTATCCTGTTTATAGATTAACAATGACTCCTACTAGTGCAAGTGTTAGTAGTTTTCAAACCGAGTTGTGGTCACATGGTGTGTGTCATGGTCGGTGGACATTTAATGCAAACACAAAATATTGTTACTGGTTATACTATAGACCTGTTAGCCACAATGATATTCGAGCAGGTGGCACAGCAAGTAATATTAATGGATGGACAGAGATTGCTCCTCAATATATTGAAGATGGCTGGTATAGAGTTGGTCAATATAGAAACGGTAGTGTTACTTCAACTCAAGCAGATGACATATATACGTCATTTATAACTCCTTCAGCAGCAGCTGGTGTTCCAATTACTATTGATTTTTGTGCTCCGCATCTAATTGGTGGGTTATCTGAGATTATTGAGACTTACGATGGAGTAGTAGCTGAGGATAACAAAGTACACGATGTATCTGGCTATGGTAATCATTTAAATATTACTGGTTCAATTGCAGCAAATAGTACAAGTCCGAGATACAGTAACAGTCTTGATTTTAATCAAACTGGTTATCTAAAGAAAACAGACTTTAACATGACCACGAATGAGTTTACCATCACATTCTGGTTGAATCCTCCCTACTCAATCAACGCACAACATTTTATATGTGGTACATTTAATAGCTGGACTGGTAACGGATTCGGTATGTGGAGAGACAGCACAGGTGGTGGATATAGTTTGCTGTATAGGTCAAATAGTGAGGGTGGTCACACAGGGCTCCCAGCAGTTACGCCTCCTCATGATACATGGAGTCATATAGCAATTGTTTACACTGGCACTCAAGGTATTGTTTATCTGAACGGGGCCGAAGTAGCTAGAGTAAATGGTGGCTCAAGTGGCACAGTGTCACACCCTGTTCTTTATTTAGGTAACTCAATGTATAGTGAGGTTGCATCACAAACAGATGAAGCATCTATGTCTGACTTCAGATTCTATGCTACAGCGTTATCAGCTTCTGATATTGAAGGATTATATAAACACGGTGCTTCTATAGCAAAAGATGGCACCTTATTCGCATACGACTTTAACGAGTTCAATCCAAATGCAAAAAGTGGTGTTGATAAAGATGGTACTGCTTCTAGTTGCAGTCTTAACACTAAAGTAAGTCCTACTGCGGACATGAAGCTTAAAACTTTAGAAGATGGTTCTTCTTGGGCAAGAATACATTATTTGGATCTAACAAATGATAAAACATTCTTTGCTAATGCTGCTGAGGTTGCTAAATGTAGTAGAAACAATCGTTTTAGCCGTATGAGAGATGTTGATAAGTTTAAGAGTCAACCCTCCCTTTCTAGTGGTTATACTGAACTTGAGTATATTCAGTCTAGCGGAACACAGTATATTAATACTGGAATTGCTCCAACAAGCGATATGAAGGTTGAAATTTCCTTTATACCTACAAATGGATTAACAGAACATTCAATTTTTGGTTCGTCTTGGGCTGTAGATGGATTCTTCCTAATGATTTATCAAGGAAAAATTAGATTCCATTCAGGTGGTTCAGTTATTGATGCTGTTTCATGTTCAGCAGGAAACAGATATATAATGGAATGTACAAACAGTTATATTAAAATCAACGGTACCAGTTATAGCATTTCAGGTGGAGCAAATACTGCTAATAATATCCTTCTTCTTGGCGACATGGGATACAACGAAAGTTGTCGTGGTATTGGTAAAATTGAATACGCTAAGATATGGGCAGATGGTAAACTCGTTCGTAACTTTGTTCCTTGTAAAAATGCAGGTGGCACAGTTGGTTTATATGATTTAGTTGAAGATAAATTCTACACTAATGCAGGAAGTGGCTCGTTCACAGCAGGTACTTTTGTAAGTAAGTATGAGTTCATGTTAACTTATCCAGCCCTATCCAGTACTGAATATAATAGATGGACTCAGACATCATCACCTAATGCTACGTCCGTTACAGGATATACCCCTATCCATATTGCTTGGCCAGCTCACAGTGCAGGTATTCGCAAACATGGTAGTGCTTCTTTGTACAACTGTGACAGTGGTGACACTTGGTATGCTCCTATTGGACAGTATAGTATTTGGGAAGGTGGCATTCCCGCGGCAAATGGAAATATGCAACTTCAAACAGAACTTTGGGTTAGAACAGATAAATCTGCTGATGCTACTCAAACAAAAATTTATGATGGTACTATAGTAGCATCAAACTTTATTGAATTATAAGGAGATGATAAATAAATGCAAGTAAAAGATTTAATTGTTACTGGCAACGCTAGAATTCTCGGCAACCTATATACTAATACTAAGATTACGGTAGATTCTGCATTATCTAACACGTCTATTAATCCTGTTCAAAATAAGGTTATAAAGGCTGCGTTAGATGCCAAGGCACCCGCATATACCTATGGCACAGCAGATGTTACTGTGGGTGGTACAAGTAGTGCGGCCACAGGCACATTACATTTTGTATATGAATAAGAGGTGAGATTATGGCTAAAAAAATGCTTTTAACCATAGATGGCACCTATAGAAATATAAAAAAAGCCTACATTACTGTGAACGGTGTTTATCATAAAGTGAAAAAGGCATTTATTACTGTAGGCGGTGTTTATCACCCCGTATGGAACGCCAATCCTACCTCTGAACCCACTTATTGGGGCACTTCAGAGAATTTATATGCCCCAGTAAGTCAGCTAGCAGCAACTTCTGTTGGTAATTACGCCTTATTTGGTGGAGGGTATGATCCTAGCCTTGATAACAATGAAGCTTTCTCAAGATGTGAGGGCTATAGTTCATCACTTACACATACAAGCCTAACGCCTTTGAATGCGACATCATATTCGGCTCTTAGGCTCGCTGCAACTACTGTTGGAGGATATGCCATATTCGGTGGTGGCGAGAGCGATACGCTCGATACTCTTGATTTGATAAATGACTTTGCAAATAATCACATAACGGCATACAATACTTCATTGACAGACCAAGGTACTCTAACTAATAGTAGACTTGGTGTTGAAGCCTCTAGGTTGGCGGCTACGACGGTTGGCAATTATGCTTTGTTCGGAGGCGGATATAATAAATGGCACGTATTTGAAAATTGGCAATATAAAACCAAGGAAGCCTGGCAAAATCATGTGACGGCATATAATTCCTCACTGACAAAATCTGTGCCAGGCGGATTAAACTTGGGAAGACGCGGTTTGGCTGCAACAACTGTTGGAAATTATGCTTTATTTGGTGGTGGAATTCAAAGCGGTACAACCAGTAGTATTGTTGATACATATAACACATCTTTGACCAAAGGAACGGCAACTTCTTTGTCCGTACCAAGAGATGACTTAACCGCTACGACAGTTGGTGGATATGCAATTTTCGCGGGAGGTTGGAATGATGGCGACGTGAATACGGTTGATGCATATAATACGTCTTTAACAAGGGTGTCCTGCTCACCGCTGCAAACTGCTCGTGATAAACTTAATTCAACTACCTTGGGCGATTTCGCATTCATTGGATGTAGTGAAGCAACTACAAATATTGATGTGTATGACAAAAATTTGACAAAAGTATTTATTTTACAAACACTGCAAGCAAGATGTTTTTACGGGGCGGCCACAATTGGCAACTATGCTTTGTTCGGTGGTGGCGACGTAACGGGTATCGGCGTGACCGCAAGAGTCGACGTTTTTACTATAGTTTAACTTATTAAAAAGGAGATAACAAAATGAAAAAATATGCAATTTGGAATAAAACCGATCCAATTATTACGCCTATTGGTGAAGTATTAACAGCAGAACAATGGATTGACAGATATCCTGTTGCAGGCGTAGAATCTATTACAGTGTTATGCGCTGCAGGTGAAATTAATGGTGCATTTTTTGGAACTTTAGGTCAGGTCGTCGAAGCCTACGAAGACCAAGGTTGCGATTTTTCTGAATGTACCACGCCAGAGGAAAAATTAGCAACAATCGAGGCTTTTGATGATGCTAAAGCGGCAGAAAAGATTGCGGCACAAGTAGCTTCTCAGGAGGCGGCCAAGGTGGCGGCCGAAGAAGAGAGAGCCAATGCTGAATTAACAGCTATGTCTCTTGCAAGTATCGCAGCTAGTATGGAGTATCAGAACATGTTAACACTTGATGATGCTGAGGAGGTGTAATCATGAATTACGAAAGAGTAAAGTATTACTACGAAGCAGGTCTTTGGAGTCTTCCTATGGTGAAAATGGCCGTTCGTAAGGGTGTTATTACTAGAGAGCAGTATAAAGAAATTACAGGAGTAGAATATAAGTAATTCTATCCAAACTATAAACCCATAGAGTAACCCTCTATGGGTTTCTTTTAAGAAAGGAGTTGATACAAAATGGCAAAAAAATATCTTGTACAACACCGCAGAGGCACCATTCAAGAATGGGAAAACGATGCCATTGTCCCACTTGAGGGTGAGATTGTCATTGAAATTGATTACATCAACTCATTGCACAAACTCAAAATTGGTGACGGTGTGCATTCATATGCGGAGTTAAAATATTTACAAGCAGGCGGAGATCCTGTTATTCAAGAATTAATTAAAATTTTGCCCCGTGTTGTTACGGTCACATTGGATGTAAACCGATGGGCAAAGAACGAAAATAGTTCAGCTTGTTTCAGTCAGACCGTGGCGTTAGATAAAATAACCTCGCGTAGCCGACTAGACTTGCAACCAGACACAGATATGCTTAATGAATTTAAAGAACTGGGCGTATCTTTCGTAACTGAAAATCAAAATGGCACTCTTTGGGTGCACTCGGTCGGAGCTAAGCCGACCACTACATATATAATGCAGGCTACAATTGTCGAAACTGAAGTAGAGGTAGAGCTTGAGAAGATAGTCGGTACGCCGATTGGAGTTACAAATCCTCATAAGCAACCCGACTGGAACCAAGCCGATCCTACACAGCTAGACTTTATATATAATAAACCTATCTTTGGCGGATTTGCGTTCAAAGATGTGATAACTTGGGCAGATCTCCCAGAGGATGTTCGGGCGGCTTTAGATAAAGCTAATTCAGCGTTGCAGCCTTACACGGAGTCTGACCCGACCGTGCCCGCTTGGGCGAAGAATCCTACCAAGCCCACATACGCTGTTAATGAAATTGCTGGAGCTCTCGCATATACTCGGCAAGAGCTTACCGAGGAGCAGAAAGCACAGGTGCGTTCTAATATCGGCGCAGGCGCGAGCAGTTTCTCTGGTGATTATAATGATTTGATTAATAAACCTTTTATTCCCTCCGTAGATGGATTAGTGACAAGGGAATATGTCGATGAAGAGCTTAGTTATAAGGTGGATAAAGTTTCGGGTAAAGGATTGTCTACGAATGACTTCACAAATGCCTATAAGAAGAAAATAGATTCGGCATTACAGTCGTATACCGAGTCTGATCCCACCGTTCCCTCTTGGGCAAAAGCTTCGGAAAAACCTACATATACGGCAAATGAGGTGGGAGCAATTTCGTATAATACCGCCCAGAATTTAACTGAGGCTCAAAAGGCCCAAGCAAGAGCTAATCTCGGCACGACTATTGGAACTCCCGCGCCTCCAGGTGAGGATGGATACTCTCCGAGCGCAAAGGTAATAAAGACTGGGAAAACTGCAACTATAACAATCACCGATAAAACAGGCACCACAACAGCAAGTGTAAGTGACGGTGCAGATGGTGTAGATGGTGCAGACGGTACTTCCGTAGCCATTGAAAGTATTACCGAAAGTGACGTGGACGGCGGATTAAATGTTGTAACTTTCTCAGATGGCAAGACGCTGACAATTAAAAATGGTTCTAGCGGCGTGGGCTCCGATGGTAACGATGGCGAGAACGGTATAAGTCCTACGGTTGCGGTTAGCAAAATAGGAACCACAACTACTATTGCTATCACAGATGTTAACGGCACTCAAACAGCGACTATTAACGACGGTGAAAAAGGAGAGGACGGACAATCATGTACTCACTCTTGGAATGGTACGACTCTTACTGTAACATCTGCAAGCGGAACATCCTCTGCAAATCTTAAGGGAGAGAGCGGTACATCTGTTGTCGTTAGCAACGTCTCTACTTCTTCTGTGGATGGTGGATCTAATGTTGTAACATTTTCAGATGGCAATACTTTGACTATTAAGAATGGACAAAGAGGATCCGATGGTTCATCTATTTCTATCTCATCGATTGAAGAGGTTGGTGGCTATCAAGAGGGAAAAGTCATTCTTGGTGTAGAAAAAATAACTTCCGATACCTATGCGAATGGAGTTACCTATGTAGACGAAAAGTTTATTCTACTTGACATCTATCCGAAACCCAACGGTACGGTTATGGTTACCTACGGCGGGCTAACAAAGACGATTACTGATACAAGTGGGGCGGAAAGCCCGAGTGCACAACGAGTATTCTTCGGCACTTTCAATGGTGTCTCAGATGAAGTGATAACCCCTACATCAGGCAGATTGACGATTGAGGGTGATTATAATAGTTTTGGCTGTGGTGTCTTTTACTCTTCTGGACAAGTATCTACTGCGGGTTCTTGCGTGATAGCAGTCATAAATTGTGGACACATTAAATTTATTCCAGACAACGCATTTTCCGATTGCAAAAAGCTAACAGACATAGAAATTCCGTATGATGTAGAGATGATCGGCCATATGGCATTTGCAAATTGTACTAGCCTTAAGAATGTAAAACTCCCTGATAGTGTGGCGCATATTGGAGTTATGGCGTTCTGTAATTGCACAAGCCTATCAAGTATTGTAATTCCAGCCAGCGTAACAATTATTGAGATGTTCGCTTTTGTTCTTGATTCAGGTTATAGTAGAACTGTTTTTATGAAATCTACCATTCCCCCGACTTTTCCTGATGGGGAATTTGGTCAGTTTGCCACAGATGGTACACATAAAATTGTAGTACCTTATGGTTACGCCGAAATATATAAAACCACAAGTGATTGGAGCGGATATGCGAACTACATCATTGAAGGTGATACTAATAATATTTTTGCCGAAGACGATGGTAGTGCTAATATCATAACATTTTCTGATGGTAAAACTTTGACTATTAAGAATGGTACAAAAGGATCTACTCCTATTAGGGGCGTAGATTATTATACCGAGGCAGATAAACAAGAAATGATTAATCTTGTTCTTGCCGCACTTCCTGAGTGGAAGGGAGGTAGTTACTAATGGCATTACCTAGTGGATATACACAAATTGAATATATTCAAAGTACGGGAACGCAGTATATCGATACAGGCGTCATCCCAAATCAAAATACTTGCATTGTTTGTAAGGGAAGACTTATTGCCAGCGATGATGATAATTATCTTTTTGGTTCAAGTGGTTTTAATAATTCGCAACAATTTTATTTTGGAACTCATGTAAATAATTACGGAGAAAGCACACACTATTGCGGATATGGTGCAGAAGTAAAGTGGTTTCCTGATTCATATATTACTCATGGTGCTATAACTCTTTTTACTAATTCGCAAACTTGGTTTTTCGACAGCGATTCGCTAAGCGAAACGATATCGTTTGTCCCCACAACATTCGTAGGAGCTGGAAGTATTTATCTTTTTGCTTGTAATTTCGGAGATAGTTTGGATTACCTTCAATATGGCAAAGCTACGATTTATTCATTTACTATTATTAGCAATGGCACAGTTCTTCGTGAGTTTATTCCTTGTGTTGATTTAAATGGCGTTGCGGGGATGTATGATACGATAAATGGCGAATTTTATACCGACGTGGCAGGAGGGTCTTTTATAGCGGGTGAGCCAACTGAATTTAAGGTTGTTAATTCTGCAAGACTTAACGGTGCAATAAAAGCTTCTGCTGATACCATTAGATTGAAAACTGATGGCGTAAATCAAATTTTATGGAATGAATTAACTGGGTTTGCAGATGCTATTGGATCTATTATAGCTGCAAAAGACTCTAAAATTGCTACGGGAACAATTAAATCCGAATCGGATACTGAATTTGTTGTTAGTGGTTTAGGATTTGCGCCAACTCGAATAGCTGTGTATTTAAATGATTTAGTAGGTATTTCGGATAGTGAATTAGAAAGTGGTTATTTTGAAGAAATACCTATTTATATGTTGCGTAATTTGTCTGGTGGGGTTTTTGGAAGTAATCTCACACAGGTGCTCTTTTTATCAATTGAATATGTAGAAGAAGTAGATGATTCGGGTGATACTTATGAGTATCCATATATTAACGGAAATTTTTATGCCAGACAGAATCAAATCACCCTCACAGAGGATGGATTTATAGTGGATATTCCAAGGAATGCACGATATGGCTATATTGCAATAGGCTGAGGTAATATATAATGAAATATTATAAACAATTAAATAAAAACAATGAAGTCGTTGCCCTCTTAACTTATGATTTCGAGCCAAATATTACTGACAGCTTGATGATTAGAATAACCGCAGAAGAGTACGAAAATATCGACGAAGAGTGGAGAGCAAATGCAAAAATTGAAATTTCTCCCAAAGTAGTGGGGCGACGTGTAAGAGAAATGGAAAAATTTCTTAAAGCAAAGGCTTATGATGCTGTATCAGAGCAAACAAATGAAATATAAATAATTTTAATCAAACGATTATGAAAGGAGCGATAATATGATTCGGGGAGCAACTACATGTTTTAAATTCGAGCTACCATATGAATTTGAACAAATTTACTCGGTTAAAATTATGTTTTGGCAAGACCACAATGATGGCCCTTCGGAGAGCCGCCCTTTGCCAATTATTAAAACAAAATCTCATTGTTTCCAAACGGCTAGAAATGAGTTAGCCGTTAATTTAACACCCGAGGAAACGCTGAGATTCTCCGATGAGCGAAAGGCGTATCGTCAGTTATCTGCGGTGGCGGCTGATGGATCGAGATTTTTGAGCCATGAGGAAATGTTTACAGTTTATCCTGCAAAAGATGAAATTGTGGATGACGATGATATTATTCTCCCGCCTGAAGACGATGGATTCATTATTTTAGATGGTGGTCGTATTTAAAAGGAGGCAAAAATGATGATAGATGAAACACAAGATATTATAGTGGTTAACGAGCCTTCTTATGTTGAAGAAACAACAAAGGTGGAATTGCCCGACCCAATTGTCACTAAGACAGAAGAAGCTTTTCCACCTTTGGGTATACCTAATGAGCAGTTAAAGCATACGCTTTTAACAGAACTTGAGGTAGATGACCAGCATCCGATAGAGGCAGTCACGGGACTGAGGACAGCTATTGACGAGATTAATTCTTTAAAGTCTATTTATTCGGACGGCACGGGAACTGCTGATTACTATGAATGGGCTGGCGATCCTCGTGATGCTGTAGGTTATTTTGTTAGTCTTGTGCCTCATAGCTCAATGATTAAGATTTGTAATGGCAAAAACATCTTTGGTGTTACCGTAGATAGGGCTGGTTTTATTGGACACGAGGGATTCGTGGAGGTTGAGCAACGTGATGGAGTTACAAGAAAAGTACGCGTCGGGCGTGACGAGCAGTACGCCCTTGTTGCGACTTCTGGCTTCGTTGAGGTAAGATGCGAGGTTGATGTTGCAGAGGGCGATTATGTTATCTCAAATGAATTCGGCAAGGCACAAAAGGCGAGATCTGAATACGGATATAAGGTTATTGACTTAGAAACCAAGCACGACATTAAGTATGCGGTTATAGCGCTGGGTGTTCAGGCTGATATTACCGAAGATATTGGGCGCGATTTAATGGATTTAAACGAGCGCATGAGTGACGCCGAAAAGAATATTACATCTTTGGCGGCGGCATTGGAGGACAATACTGACGAGATAGATGAGCTCAAAGAAGACGTTTCTCAGCTCCAAGAGCTCGACACTCAAGTGAAAAATGCGGCGTTAACTGCAGCTCAAGCAAAAGCTATTGCTGCAAGTGCAGTTGCTAGCGCTGAAACTTGGCGTAATGAAGCCGTAGAAGAAGCAAATAAGGCGTTTTCTGAGGCAGTTAAAGTAAGAGAAGAATTTGAAAAAGAAACATCCGATATGAAGAAGGGTCTGGAGACTGCCTCTTTAGAACTTCAAGAAGCCAAAGAGGATTTGTGGCGAGAACAAGGTAAAATGCAGAATAGCCTTAATGATGTAGACGACTATTTTAGAGGTATGCGCCACGATTTAATTCCCTTGTATTCTTGGAGCGGAGAAGAAGGAGAATCTATTGCTGGATTTGTAAGCCAGGCGGATGCCGACAGAGCAGTTCTGGGCGGGATCGTTGAATGGAAAAATGGCGAGGGTGTAAACTCACTGGCTGGTTATGTTGCAGAAGCAACGGGTGAATACGCTACAGTAAAAGAGTTAGCCGAATATAAATTTAAAGATGAGACAGGCAAAGAGTATACGGCTACTGCTGCATTGGATGCATATGCCAAAGCAAATGAGGCGGCAATTAATGCAATAGTAGGCATCGATGGCAGTCTTGCTGGACTTACAAGTAGGGTTGATAAGAATACTTCGTCCGTTACAACTCTAGCTTCGCATATCATTGGTGATTATGTTTCTATTGGAGCCTGGGACGAAAAGAAGGCTGAAGTTGGTAATATTTATTATGGAACTGTTGACGATAGAATTGTATATTATTATCACAATGGCACAGAGTGGAAGTCAGCGGCAAGCATAGCTTCGATTACCTCCATAGATAAAAGTCTTGTTTATTATGTACCTAGTAATAAATTATATTACTATTATAAAGATGGAACTTGGCAAAGTACTGAGAAATCCTACGAGGCAGGTCTCGGTGGCTCTATCGCGGGTGTTCAACAGACTGCTGACGAGAATAGTGCTAAGATTGAGATGATTACTAGTCTTGAGGGCGAATTCGGAGAAGCCATAGCTGGACTTGTTACTGTAAGTGGCGAAGACAGAGCCGAGCTCGATGCTTTGGCTCAGTATGGCTATATAGACGAAAATGGAGAAAAACATTGCGGTGCCGCAGGCATTATGGCTGAGGTTGATAAAAACAAAGCAGCCATTGAAGCGATTGCGGGCATAGATGGTGATATTGCAGGATTTAAAGCACAAGTAGATAAGAACTCTTCTTATGCTACTATGCTCGCAGAAAGAGTTATGGGAACATGTGTTACCATTCCTTTAACTAATGATAGCTTAAGTAAAGACACCTCGACTGTATATTATGACAGTTCGGCAAATTTATATTGGTATTATGCTGGTGGAAAATGGAATAGTACTTCGAACTGGGGCACGATTGCAAGTGCCGCTTTGAGCACTAGCGAGGTTTACTATGTTGTTGGTTCAAAGCTGTATTGGTATTATAAAGATGGTACCTGGAAGAGTAATACAAGTGCTTATGATGCTGGTCTGTCCGCTACAATTGGTGGCATTCAGGTTGAGACCGACGAGAACTCAGCTAAGATCGATCAATTGACTTCTTGGCAAGGAGATACGAATAGTTCTCTTACACTTATTAGACAAAAGTCAGATGCTAATGGAGCTTCTATTCAGCTTTTGGCGGCTAATATTGATAAGCATAGCGTTGGCGAACGTTCACAGGCTAATGGGTTTACACTAGAACAAGCCATAGACATATTAGAGCCAGGTGCGGTTTATGTGCCCACAATCGATCATACTGAGACGTATACAAAGTCTGACGGCAGTGTGGTCACTTATTCTTTTACTAAAGGCAACTCGTATGAATGGGTTGATACTGGCACATGGAATGAATCTATTGGAAAGGTTATCTTTTTTGCTACCCCTCCTGCGGGAACTGCTTATGAATTTTGGTATAAAAATAGTGCTTCCTCTGATGGTTATGAGGGATACACATTATATAAACCTGACTCGTCCCAAAACTGGGTTTCCGTAGCTTCTCTTAAGGGTAGTGCTAGTAACAGAGCGGTCAGTCAAATTAGACAGGATGCAAATAGTATTGCGCTCGAAGTAACTAACGCCCGAGGCAGTGCTGCTACATTGGGTGCTCGTCTTACTGAAACCGAAGCTGAAGTTCAAAGTGTTGCTGCTTGGTCAAAAGATGTTAATGGCAACCAATATAACTTGGCAACTATCAAACAGACCGCAGACAGCGCAGGCGCAAGTATTGCCCAAGTCGTGACGGCAGTTGGTAAAGATGGCGAGGTTAATGCTTCGACTATTGTACAAGCAGTTAATGAAGATGGTTCGGGTGTGTTTATTAATGCCGATCATATCCAATTTGAGGGATTTGTAAGCTTTGCAAATAAATCTGAGACGGTATTTTCTACTCAGGTAGAATATGCATTGTCAAGTTCAAGCTCCGCATTTGTTGCACTTACAGAATGGTCTACTTCTGCTCCTACGTGGCGAGCTGATGCTTATATGTGGCAGAGAACCGTTATTACCAAGGGTGATGGGTCGGTGGTTACATCTAATCCGACTTGTATACAAGGAGCTAAGGGCGAGGACGGTACAGGAGTATCGATTAAAGGTGTTGCATATGTAAATGGCGTCGTTGGAGACTCTATGATTGGTGGCGTATATGCGATATATAAAGATAAAAATTTTACAAGTCAAATTACGGGTGCAGTCGATGGAGATTCTTATCTGATTGACGGATATCTATTTGTATATAGTGGCAGTGGAGACGCCTTTGTTTGCTCTGGTAAAATTCAGGGTGACCAAGGAGAACCTGGAGCGGCTGTTACAGCAGTCGTTAATTATTATATGGCATCTTCTCGAAGTGCTGGTGTTGCCGCAGGAGATGGTGGCGAGATCGCTGATGAACAATGGACTACGACCATACAGAATATGACCGCAAACAAACCTTATCTGTGGAATTATGAAATAAGTATATATACAGACACCACATCGCAGTCAACTAATCCTGTTATCATAGGTAGATATGGCTCGGATGGTAGAGGTATTGCGGCAATACAAGAGTTTTATTGTATTAGTGCTAGCACTTCTTGTTCTACGCCTACGGATGCAACATTGAATGCGGCAGGTTCATTTGGTGGAATGGCCATCCCAGATATGTGGTATACCACTTCTCCTTCGACCACTCAAGCATATAGATATTTGTGGAATTGCGAGAGAATTATTTATACAGACGGAACATCCGAAACTTTCCCGCCTGCCAATATTGGTACACACGGCGAACAGGGCGATGCTGGAGTGCCTGTTAAGGAAATACGAAAAGAGTATTATCTGTCAACCTCGAAAACTGCTTGTATTGGTGGCGTATGGGGTACGGAAATATATAATTTTGCAAATGCAAAAAATAAATATTTGTGGACACGCGATGTAATTGTTTATGCAGACAATACCGAGGAAGAGCAAACTCCTGTATACGATCCTACATATACATCAATTGCTCAGTGGTGTATTGAGGAAGGCAAAACCTTGATTGATGGCGCAAATATTGCGACGGGTACGATTGCTGCGGCACAAATTGCGGCAAATTCTATTACTGCAGATAAACTTGCAGTAGGGGCTCTTACGGCGGATAGTATTACAGTAAAATCATCGGGTGGTAACACCATATTCCATGCCAGTACAACAAGTCGTGAGGTTCAGGCAGGAGGCTTTTATATAGATACAAATTCATTGTATTCTCATACTACATTTGCGAACTCTGGTCTTATTTTAAGCAGCACAGGAACAAACGGTGCTTTTAGTGTTAATGGCAGTACATCTCAAAGCGGATGGAAAATTCTTGCTGGTACTCAGGGTGAAACCACTAAGAATTTTGGCATTGATAGCAGCGGATATTTATACGCATCGGGTGCGAATGTTTCTGGTACCATCACAGCATCAGAGGGTGAAATAGGTGGATTTACTGTTGGAACCAATTCGCTGCGTACTGGAACTAGGAGCTACTTCTATAGCGCACAACCTGATATGATGCCAGGCGTATATATCACCCCAGACTTATCTAAAGAGGCTTCTAGCGCAATATTTACATCTGCTAATAGTGGAGGAATTAGTTTCGGTACAAACAATGCATCGAGCGGACTTTATTCACAACAGTGTATTTATGCGGGTAGACATGTTATTAGAGGTAAGATTGGAGCTGCGAAATGGGCGGGCACTACGTTGACCAGTAGTGGACTTTATTTCTTGTATAATACTTCGGGCGATATATCTCCGATATACGAAACAAATTATTGTATTGGCCAAATAGTGTGCAACGATGGCAAGGTTACTCTTGAAGGTAGTGCTTGGTATGACAACTCAGGCCTTGCGATTAGTTCTGCTCGATTATTAAAAGATAATATAGCCTCTCTTGATAATCGTCATTCGGTATTTTTCGACAACTTGATACCTAGGTCGTTTACTTATAAAGATGGCACAAGCAATCGCACTCACTATGGTCTTGTAGTTGATGAACTTAAGTCTGCAATGGACGCCGCAGGAATCACGCCCGCAGAATGCGCTGCATATTGTCTTACAGACCCCGAAAATCCCGATGGAGACGGCGGCATCAGATATTCCGAGCTAATAGCTCTGTGTATTAAAGAGATACAAACACTTAAACAAAAGGTAAAAGAATTAGAAAAGGAGAACGCAAATGAATAACGAACGTCCAATGATTTTAGATATCGAAGATTTTAAGCAGCAGATAGTTGCGATAATCAATGAGGCAATGCAGGTGAAAAATATTCCCTGCTTTATACTTGAACCTATTGTGAATGAACTTGCTGCTCAGGTAAGTATGGGCGCAAAAGCTGAGCTTGAACGTGCGAGAAAGCAAGAAGCAAAGGAGAAAGCTAATGAATCTGATAGAATGTATAATGACAAACAGTCTGTGGTATAAACGGACTGAACATAATAGTAAGCCCGTAGGAGTGCTTTGGCACGATACTGGTGCTGGAAATCCTAATGTTAAGCGCTATGTACAGCCTATGGAAACGGATGCGAATTATAACGAGATGATTAGAATTTTAGGTAAAAACAATAATGCTAATGACTGGAATCACGCCCAGGTAGAGAAGGGTGTCAATGCAATGATTGGTAAATTGGCAAATGGCTCGATTGGCACGGTCCAGACTGGTGACTGGGAGATGGCTCCTTGGGGTTGTTATTATAACACTAAGGGCTCTTGTAACGGATATATTAAGGTTGCGGGACAGACTGTATATCAAGGTAAACATTGGATTCAGATAGAAATCTGCGATGACGGTTACAAGGATAAGAACTATTTTGAAAAAGTCTACAAGGAAGCTTGCGAGTTCACCGCTTATATATGCAAGATGTTTGATATCGACCCTTATGGTACTGTTGATTTCAATGGTGTTAAGGTGCCGACAATTCTTTGCCATAATGATGCATATAAACTGAAACTTGGTAGCAATCACGGAGATGTTTATCTGTGGTTCAAGGCAATGGGAATGGCACAGAATATGGACAAGGTAAGAGCTGACGTTGCGGCTCTTATGGGTATTGCAAAGGAGGAAAACAATATGAGTATGTTTAAGCTTGGCGACGAGGTTAAAATTAAGCCTGAGGTTACGACTTATTATAATGGGGTGACTATGCCCCAGTGGGTCAAGAAGGCTACACTTTATGTGCGTGGATTTAAGACTGAGGATAGAGTTGTAATTTCGACGCTAAAGTCTGGTGCTGTTACTGGCACTGTGTATGAGAAGGATTTGGAGTTTGCGGACGGAAGAGTTCCCGAAGCGAAAGAAGAGCCTAAGGTTGAGACTCCCAAGGTCGAAGTTCCTAGGGTTGAAATCCCTAAAGTTGAGGTTCCTGTGACGGAGCCTAAGAATGAATCGAAGATGAGTTTCATTGAATTTTTACGTGAACTTTTATCTACCATTCTGAAGATATTTCAAAAGTAAGGATGGGCCTGGCAGTAGCTGGGCCCTATTTTTTAATTAATGATTAAAAGGAGAAATACTATTATGAAGATTTATGATTTTTGCGAAGAATTATCAAAGGGTGAAGTTATTATGTCTGAATTAATTGCCGTAAAAAAATATATATCATCGGCAGAAAAAATCAGACTTGCAAAAAGAGTGTTAGATTCCAGCGTCGAGTATGATCGAGGTTTGATTAAATTCGATAGTTATAAGAAGCATATGACATTTATTTTTGCTGTTATTGAAGCACACACTGATCTACGTTTTGCAGACGATTGGTCTGAAAGAATGCAGGAATATGATGTACTATGCGAAAATGAATTATTTGATGCAATTATTGATACGTTTAGAAGAGATTATCAGGTCTCCTTGGAGATACTTGATATGATGTATAATGATATGCTTGCTGATAACTCTATTGAGGCAAGTATGGCAAAGCTGGCAACAAGTATGTCTGAGAATTTAGATGTGCTTGTAGGCGCTTTGGCTGACAAACTTGAAAATCTTGATATTGAGAAAATTATTCCAAAAGATTTGGATTTAGATAAATTAATGGGGTTGTTAAATAACCTTAAATAAATTATGGAGGAGTTGATGGTATGGCTAAGTCTATAATTGAACGGGCGCTCAGCCAGGCTGAAAAAGAATTCTTTAAAAAGAATAGAGAAAAAGCAAAAGAGGCGTTAAAAAGAGCTGTACCTAAGGTAAAACAAGATTTGTATGATCTTATAGAAAAAGAAGTAGTAGAGAAGTATTATGACGATTACACTCCATCGAAGTATAAGCGTACAAAAAATATTTTAAATGCGTTTTATGTGTTGGATACAGCAGATGATGATGGCAATGTGGAATTTAAAATTGGATGGGATCATAGATATTTAGAAGGTCTGTATCATAGTGGATCTAAATATCATCAGTCTGGCGACGAGTGGATCGATTTTTACAGCAGGAGCGATGATGACGATAACGGTATCGTAGAAACTGGCTGGATATTTACTAATTTTATGGAAGGTATACACCCTGCATATTTCGTTGACAAGGAAACTGGGATGTTGATCAACAATTCTGTACAGGGATATCCCTCTTATTTATATTTAAGAGACGCGTTACAAAAATACTCTCGTCAAAATAAAGCAAGACAAATATTGATTAAAGAACTAAAGAAACTCTACGGATAAAGGAGGTGAAATTATGGCAGGAAAATATGAAGACGCAATTGGTGGCGTAAATATAAACCTTAGCATCAATGAAGTTTTGGATGAAAAATCGCATAAAAAAGTCGCCGACAAGATAGACGAAACTAAAAAGAACGCCGAGAAGCCAATAAAAATTAAGATTGATAGTGGCGAGATGGATGAACTGCTAAATCAGGAAAAAGAAATAGTTAAAACAATTAAACAGCTTGGTCGTCTTAAAGTTGATGCAAAAGGCATTTCTGGGCTGCTTAATGGTGGTATGTCCAAGGCAGATATTCAAAAAACCATAGATGCTTTAAATAGTTTGTATGAAGTACAAAATAAAATCAGACAAGTTAGCGGTAACACTAAAAGAACTGGTTCAGATTTCCTAAGCGGGTTTAGCGCCAACGATATTAAAACAGATTTGCTTCCAAAATTACAGGAGCAATTAAGCGAGCTAAATAAGTTGGGCTTGGACAATATCGAACAGCTTAGAGAAAGAGAGCGTTTGCAGGGCCGATTATCAAAAATAACAAAAAAAGATTTAGAGCGTGCAAAAGCCAGAGTTGTCGATGGCGGAGATGCAGACTTAGAGGCGAAAGCTATTGAAAATATAGTTATTGGTCGCCGAAAAGTCGTTGAAGAGATGAAAACTAGTGGGTTGTTTAGTGAACAGGAAATTAAAGACATTGAACGACAAAACAAAGGGCTGGCCGAACAAATTGCGCTGTTGCGCTCAATTAGAGTTGCCAAGGTTAAAGATGGCGAAAAGATTGTAGTACAAAAAGACGGTGATAAGACTGTCTCACTCGAAGAGGGAGAGCTTCCTCCTGCTAGAAAGCCTCGGGCCCAAAAGCCAAAGACAGAAACACCTCCGCCTATTGTAACAGAAAATAGCGCACTACAACAACTCAAAAGAGATGCAGAAACCGCATCTAAAGCATTTGGCGAGGCAGAAAATAAGCTGCATGATATATATGAAGCTGAAAGAAAATTAGATGAACAAATTGAACTCGCTGGGCTTGTTGATTATAGCGAAAAATATAAAACAGCTATTAACGCAAGAGAACAGGCTCTTTCTGGCTTGCGAGGTGGCATTTCCAAGAAGAGAGACCATGTTGCAAAAGAAATACAAGTTCGAGGCGCTGTTGGTAAGCTAAAAGACAGTGGTGCGTTATCAGATGAAGCTCTTGCTTCGATACAGAGAGATGTTCTAGAATATAATTTAGCCGTTCGCGGAAAATATGAAAAAACTACTAAAGAACAGCTGGATAAAATGTTTGCTAAGATTTTTGATAAAATCGATAAAAGCACGTTAAAACAGACGTCGGAATATCGGAATCTTGGCTGGCAGCAAGAAGAACAGGATATTAATGGTCTTTTAGCAAAAAAGAGACAACTGGCTGTCGAGCACAAGGCAGCGGCTAAAGCTTATAATGATGCCGCAGATGCAAGCTCGGAGGCTCATAAGAAACTTCATGCAGCCGAAGACGGTGATGACTCGGCAGTTAGAGCCGCCGAAGAAAAAGCAAGACTTGAGGCGGAAGCTGCGGCTGCAGAAAAGGCAAGACTTGAAGAAGAGGCAAGGTTGCGGGAAGAGACGCATCGTGCAGAGGAGGCTCGTAGAGCCGAAGAAGAGAGGTTTGCAAGGGAACGCGAAGAAGCCGAAAGACGCGCTCTTGAATTGGCGCAACAGAGGGCCGAAGAAGAAGCAAGAATTGCGGCCGAGAAAGAGAAACAATCCCCACAAAGTTCCGCAGGCACTCAACAGGAGATTAAATCTCAGGAAGAGCTGCAAAAGAAAATAGAGGATACTAATCGCATTATTAAAATTCAAAAGCAATGGCTCGAATATTTAGATCCTGTTCTTGACGACGAAAATTTCAAAACATCTGGTAAGAGAGAGGCAACAGAGCAATTAAAAAGCAAAACTCTCAACTTGTTGGATGTTCGCAGGAATCCAGACCAGTATGCGCATCTTTCGGATTATGAGATAAAAGCAGAACTTGCTCAGTCTCAAGCGTACAAAGAGGCCGAGCGTCAAGGCGTTGCATTAAGCACATTAACCAGATATCATACAGATGCGGTTTTTGTTCATGATCAGAATATTAAAAAACTGCAAGATGAAAGAGCTTTGCACGCTAAAATTTTAGAAGATGCCGAGAATGAACTTGAAGTTCTGCAGAAGCAGCTACAAGTAGAAACAAATGCGGAAAAGGTTCGTAAACATAATTTCAAGCGCACAGTAAACGAAAAGCCAGGAAGATTCAGAATAAAAAAGCAAGAATCGCAAGCATATGAAACCGAATCTGGGCAGCTGTCTTTGTTCCCCGACGCTAAAGAAGATATAGAAACAGCAGATAATCTTGCTGAGGCTAATGAAAAGGTTGCAAAGTCAAGAAAAAAAGTAAATGATGCCGTAGAAGGCACGCAGATGACAATTGACGATATTGTACCTGCGAGTGCGGAAGATGCTGCGCCCAAAGTGGAGGCCGAAGCAAAAGCAATTGATAAGGTTGGTAAGACCGCTGAAAAGGCTGCGGGCAGCAAGAAGAAGTTCGCCAAAGCGAATAGCGAAGTGGCTGCGAGCACTACTCCTTCAATCGAAGGCTTGAAGGCCGAAGCAGACGCGATTGAAGATGTTGACGAGGCTGTAAATAGTTTTAAAACAAGATCTGGAATTGGGCCAATGTCAGGGTTCGGCAGTGAGTCCATGGATAACTTCAATCTACCCAAGGATTATTTGGGAGAAAAAGGCCAAGATGCCGTTCAAATGTTTGCAAAACTAAAGAGCGAGATTGAAGAGCTTACGGGAAAGCCTGTAACTATTGATTTTGTATCTGATGTTAACGATGAGGGTCAGCTTGAGGCCGTAGGCGCAACTCTTAAGTATGTAAACGAAGAGGCGGGTGTTACCGTCAAACAGTTTTATGACATTCAACGCAATCAAGATGGAATTTTAACAGCTGTACAATCACATGAAAAGGCGACTTTGGCAGCAAGCAAGGCGGCAAAGGCATTCAATACCGAAATGCAACAGAAACTTGCTCTGGAGCAGGTTAAAACCCTTGAATCGAGGATGGGTTCTCTTAAAGATACAACGGGTGAGTTTGCTCTGGCTTTACGTAACGCTCAAGTTGCCGCAAAGAAGATAGACGGCGAAGAGGGATTAAAAGAATTTAATTTAAGTTTGCGTGTTGCAGGTGAAAAGGCTAAACAGCTTAAGTCTGGACTCAAAGGACAAAATACACTCGATACCATAGCCTCTATGGAACGTGCGTTATTGACATTACCAAGCAGATTAGATGAGGTTAAACGCCGTTTGAACGCCCTCGGTGATGTTGATGGCGCAGATGCAATCGGTGATGTTTTACGTTCAGTTAACGAAGAATATCAACAGTTTTTAAGCAGTAATAATTCTGAAGACAAGGTTAAATTGTTCAGATCTCTAACATCTTCTATGGTTTGGGCCAACGCAGAAATGCGTAATCTAAGTGGTAAAAGCGCTGAGATTAAGAGGCAGGAAACCGAGGTTGACAAAGAAGAACTTGCTAAACAAAAATTAGAAAGAGCTTCTTATATTGGCTGGTGGAAAGATGCTTTAAACGAACAGGCCGAAGAAGAAGATAAAGTTAGAGCTCGCCAAAAGCAAGAACAGTCTTATTCTGATTGGTGGAATAAAGCTTTATTTGACCAGGAGCAGGCAGAAAAGGCAAAGGACGAAAGAGTAATTGCCGCACGTAAAAAAAGAGAAGAAGAATATGAGAAGTGGTGGCTTAAGGCACTGCACGATAGAGAGCAGGCCGAGCAGAAAACGGCTGACGCTCCTAATCTGAATTATGGCAAGACTACTGCAAGTTCTGCGGTGCGTAAGCGAGATAATATACAAGGCGAAATTGATGCGCTCGGTGTAATTAATCCTGAGATTTTAGCCAAAATAGATGCTTATAAGGCTAAAGTTAAAGAGGTTGTTGATTTAAGAGATAAATTTGCAGGCGACTCCAGTGTGGCAAAAGACCCAGAGTTAGTTAAGCAATTCCAAAAGGCGTCCGCCGAGGCGGAGCGTGCTCGCAGAGGTATTAAGGCTGTAATAGACGAAGAACAGAAGATGATTCAGATGTCTGAGGAGCAAGGATTTTTTCCTAAGGATTTAGCCCCCGATCAAATGTCTGATCTCCAGGACACAATGCTTAAGTTAGTTAAAACTACGTCCCAAGGAAGAGTTGAGATTAAG